GTATGATGTGTATAAAGAACAGAAGTTAGATGAGGCATCGAAGGTTCTCTATTGGAATGCGGACCTTGTTAGTGTTACTCAATCTAAGTTTGCAGAAAGAATTAAACCTTTCTGCTCAAAGGCACTCGTCGTAATCAAAAATGCTATTGATTACGACCTACCTTGTTGGAATGTTCCGTGGCAACCCGCTCCACAAAAAAGGATGACCAGAATCGGTTGGGTGGGGGGCATCCACCACGAGGAAGACGTTAAAGAGTTTAGAAGCGTAATCTTAGGGATGAACTCCAAGGTTGGAGTAGAGAACTTACGATGGACGTTCCATGGCAGACCTCCACTGAAAAAAGGAGAAAAAAAAGATTGGCAACAAGACGTTTGGGATGCATACGAGAGACACCTAATGTACGGCGTTCCAATGAAACAAAGAAAAAACATATTCTTTGGTCATGCTATGAACGGAGAACATTACGGAGTGATGTATAGAGATATGGATATTAGTATCGCTCCTCTACAAATGAATAACTTTAACGATTCTAAATCTGATATCAAATTAATGGAGTGCGGTAGGTACGGGGTTCCTCTTGTTGCTAGCGACGTTGGATGCTACGCCGAAACCATTAAAGATGGTGAGACTGGATTCCTCATTCCTGATGGAGCTCCTAAGAGCGAGTGGGTAAAGAAACTTACATTGTTGCACAAAGAACCAAAATTACGTAAGCAAATGGGAGAGAACTTACGACAAATCGTAAATGAGCGATTCAACATTAACAATCATGTAAGAGAGCGGTACCATCTGTACAAGCAACTGATGGGATACAAAGCAGAGGCTATGAAGAAACATGCAGAGCAAAGTAACAGCAATAGTTAAAACAATAGGAAGACCTACGTTACAGAAAGCGATAGACAGTGCGGAGCGTGAGGGCTTTCCTGTCGTCGTTGTCTCTGACGGACACCCTCTGTATGACCAAGAGACTGGTGAGTTAATTGTTGGTGGTGCGGATGCTGCCATTGAATTAAAAAAGAACTGGGGTTGTTACGGAGCGGTAGCTGCTAATGTTGGAGTTGCCTTAACTGAAACAGAGTATGTGGTTTTTGTTGATGACGATGATGAGCTTGCTCCAGGAGCAGGAGATATCA